TACGGGTCCGTCTACACGGTGTTGTCAGACGGCGTGCTCGTCACGAACGGGCGCGACGCGCCTGTCGTCGTCCGATGCTGGCCGCTTCCCCGCGCCTCTGTCCTGTCGGCGTCGTCCCTCGCGGCGCAACTCGTCGAGCCCCTGGGCTTCTCCCAGGCCCCCTCCGCGCCCGACTTGATGGGCGTCACGACGGTCAGCGGCGCGACCAGCGGAACGGCCCCGAGTTCCCCGACCGCCACGGGCGACTACCTCAACCTGTGGTGGCCCTCTACTCCTGGCGGCATCTCGCGCCCCGGTGAGTACGGTCTCGGCTTCGCGAACAACACGGGCTCGACTGCCGGGCAGGAGGCCGAGTTCAATTACAAGGTCAGCTTCGTCAAGGCCGACGGCAGTGAAAGCCCGTTGTCTGGTGAGGGCTTCGTGAAGTGGCAGCTCGAGGCGGGCGTGCTCGGCTTCCGCTACTGCACGGGGATGAGGCTGCCCATCGGGCCTCCAGGCACGGTCGCGCGGCGCATCTACCGGACCCAGAACCAGAGCTTCGACAGCCCGACCTACGGCGACCTCGACTACTACTTCCTCGACTCGGTGAACAACAACGTCGATGAGCTCTGGTTCGACCCGTACCGCTCTTCGGCCGTCGGGGCCCAGGCCCCCTCGCTGAACGACTCCCAGCCCTTCCCGGCTCGGACGGCGCGGTCGTCGGCGGTGTTCGGCGACTGCCTGTTCCTCGACGGCGGCGCGGACGACCCCTACACGGTCTTCTTCTCGAAGCCCGGCCGGATGCACCAGTACGGCGCGGAGGACTACCTTCGGCTCGCGGCACCGGGCGGGGCCATCATCCGGCTCTTCGCCCACTACAACGTGCTCGTCGTGCTCCGCGAGAACGGTGTCGACATCGTCCGGGGCGACTACACCGCAGGCTTCACGGCAACGACGGTGTCCTCGCAGGTGACGCCGTGCGCGCCGAACACCGTGGACCAGGTCCCCGGCCTCGGGGTCGTGTTCCTGGCCGACGACGGCATCTACGCGCTCACGGGCGGCTTCGACGGCGGATCTGAGATGACCGTCATCCGCCTGTCTGAGCCCATCAAGCGCACGCTCCAGCGACTCACGCCCGACTGCTCGGCGAGGTCCGTCGGTCGGTACAGCGCGAAGGAGCGGGCCTACCACTGCTACTTCCCGGCCGATGGCAACGACCGGCCGAACCTGGGCGTCGTGTTCCACACGGAGAAGGAGGGTTGGAGCACGCGCACCGGCTTCCCTGTCGGCTCGCTCGACCGGACCTTCAACGGGAACCTCATCTTCGGCCACAACACCGGAACGGAGGCCGGGGCCGACTCTGAGGCCGGGCTCTTCGTGCTCTCGGCTCGTCGCGCGATGGGCGGATTCCTCGAAGGCGAGGAGGTCAAGACCTACGTCGAGAACGGCCCGCCGACCTCGAAGCTTCAGTCGGCGTGGATGAACCTCGGCGATGCGCAGCTCCAGAAGCGGGTGCAGTACGTCACCCTCTGGCTGCTCACGGCTGGCTCGGTCACGGTCAAGACCTACGCCTACAAGGACTTCGAGCGGACCGGCGGCGCGAACCGCGAGTTCCTCGGCCAGCCCCCGGACTCGGCGGACCAACCCGTCTACGACACGGCGGTCCTCGGCACGGACGAGTGGGACGATCCGCGCCTCGTGCCGCTCCGAATCCCGGTGGCACAGCAGTCGTGCGCCTGGTTCAAGTGGGAGCTCGTGAGCACTGACGACTTCGTCGTGGTCGGGGCCGAGGTCGAGTACAAGATGCCCGGGACGAGCACCATCGCAGGCAAGCGGGTTTGAGATGAAGTACTGGACCGAACACCAGGCGCGATCGTCGCAGCTCGCGGACTCCAACCAGCTCAACGCCGAGCTCCGGGTCTCGCAGTCCGCCATCACGACGCTCGACCGCACCCAGACCCCAGACGGGCAGTACAGCGCCTCGAACATCTCGGACAACACGCTGCGGCAGGTGTGGCTCACGAACACCGACAACCCGCTTTGGGGCTCGGGAAACACGCAGGGCGAGCAGACGAACTTCCGCTCCGAAGCGGCCGACACCATCGGCTACCAGTTCCGCGCCTTGCAGTACCAGAACTACAACGGCGGCTGGGCCACGGCTCACACGCTCACGCTCACCGGCTTCCGGGGCGGGCACCTGTTCATCGAGTGGAGCGGCATCGCGGCGGTGTTCCTGGCCTTCTCGCAGACCGCGAACAACGACCACCCACCGAACCCGAAGTACCTCGGACTGCGGATCCGCGTTGGTGGCATCACGATGGTCGAGAACATCGGCGCGGCGCGCTCGATGAGCAACTTCCGCACCTTCGGGACCGGGCTGTACCCGGCCGGGGACCTCCCCGTTGACTTCGACTTCCGCTTCACCCAGGCGGGCCAGGACGACGCGATCGTGTCCCAGGGCGCCCCCGTGAAGCCTTTGATGCAGGCGCACCTCTTCGGCTGCAAGGCCCTCGCCATCGCTCGCTACAGGTGACCTCATGAGCCGCATCAACCGCCCGCGCATCAATGCCGGGGACACCATCGACGCCACGGACCTCAACAACAGGTTCGACGACTACTCCCAGGCGGGAGCCCTCGACGTGGCGAACCACGGCATCGGGTCCGTGGACCTGCCGCAGATTCAGTCGAACGGGGTCATCACCCTCAACTCGGACTCGGAGCTCATCGGCACTGGCTCCTGGACTCACAGCACGCCCCAGAACATCGCCTGCATGGCCGCTAGCCCTCCGACCCTCACCGAGATCGGGGGAGCCGGCAACGGCCGCCTGAGCCTGAGCGGGCTGGCTGGCTGGACGGTGGCCGCGGGGGAGGTGCTCCGGGTGTACTGGAACTTCGGGGCAGAGCCGAACGTGACGGGGCGTCCCTACGCCGCGCCCGAGTACGGCGCGCTCGCCATCGACAACGGCTCCGGGGGCTCGACGGACCTGAACGACTGCCTGGCATGCTGGGTCGCGCATCTCCAGTGGAACATCACCGACCCGACGCTCGCGACGGGCTGGGCGGCGGTGCCGGGTCAGAACGACTTCCAGTCCGGTCCCACGAGCATCACGCAGCTCGCGGCGTCGAGCGTCATCCCGGCCTACCTGGAGTACAGCCCCGAGGGCCACGCGAACGACGGAGTGATGAGCAGCGCCCCGACGCAGAAGGACTTGAAGTGGATGGGCGTCACGGGCCACTACTTCTACAGCCCCTCGTCTGGTTCCGTGACCATCTACGGGCTCCGCGTGGTGATCAGCGGCATCTACCACGCGGGCTTCTCGGCCTCCGTGAACCAGCTCCTCGACTTCACAGCACTCGGGGGGACCTGCTCCCTCGACGTGTCCCAGGGCCGGCTCTCGGCCCTCCACCAGCGGATCGCGTGACCCATGGCCTACACCAAGCCCAACACCTTCGCGAACGGAACGGCACTGACCGCAGCCTCGTTGCAGGGCAACACCGACGCGCTCCGCGTGTACCTGCACGAGGGCGTCAGCGGCGCTGACCTGCTCGCGGGCCAGTTCGTGGACCGTCGGCACGTCCAGCAGCCCGGCTTCAACAGCATCACGGGCGTGCAGCACGGCGTGTCGGGCCATCAAGGCGGCCAGTGGAGCGGCGGCTCGACAGTGCGCGTCACCTTCTCGACGAGCGCCCTGACCGGCCGGCGCTACACGGGTGCGCAGAGGTGGGAGCAGGTCCCCGGCACAGCGTTCCAGGTCGACATTCGAGGCGCGGCGACGATCCTGTTCCACTGGTTCGTGGAGGTCGAGGCCGGCCCTGACGACGGCTCACGCGGCCCCGGCACGGACGAGCGGTACGTCTGGTTCGCGCCCTACATCGGCAACACCGGGCTCACGCAGGCGACCTGGGGCCAGGAGGTCGTCAACAACTACAACGGCTGGGAGAACGGAACCGCGAACGCCTACGGGGCGGACCAGCCGTACACCTACCTGGGGTACGGGGCGCACAACGGCGTGTACCTCGACACCACCACCGGGCCTGCTCGGTACACTGTCGGCCTCGGAACCCTCTCCTACATCGAGCGCGTGAGCGTCCTGAACTGGGGCGTCGCGATCGAGACCACCTACGACTGACGGAGCCTGCGATGGCACTCGGAATCGGCGCACTCCTGGGCATCTCGGCGGGCGCGAAGGCGGCCGGCGCCCTCACCCGTGGCGCGGGCGGCGCTATCGCGGCCCGGCAGCTCTTCACGAAGGAGGACAAGGAGCGGCTCGCCGAGCTGGAGAAGATGAAGGAAGAGGGCACCCTCGGGGCGACTGAGCAGGAGCTCGCCCGTGTCGAGGGGCTCGGCGCGGCGCAGCGTGGGGCGATGCTCCGTCAGCAGGAGGCTCAGAGCGCCCGTGAAGCCGCGATGCGCGGTCCTGCGGTGTCGGGCAGGGACATCTTCCTTCGAGAGCAGGCAGCGGCCACCACGGGCCAGGAAGCCACCGAGGCGATCCGCTCCGCGATGACGGAGGCCGACATGCAGGCCCGAGCGGTGCAGGAGGCCGAGATCGAGGCGCTCCGTGACGCCCGCGCCCAGCGCCGCGCAACCACGGTGCAGGCCTTGACCGGCGGCCTGGCCGACGTGGCAGGCGCCGCCGCCGAGCTGCCCCAGCAGCAAGCCCAGATGGCGTTCCAGCGGGAGATGCAGCTCGCCGAGCTCGAGGCCGCTCCGACGACCGAAGAGCTGCTCCGCGCCCTCCGCGCCACCGGCACTGCCGGGGCCTACCGTTCCCGAGGCTGATGATGGCTACTCGTTCCGACCGCTTCCGCGACGCCTACGCCGCCCGGTACCGGCACGCCTCCGCGCTCAAGCGCATCACGACCGACATCGCAGACGAGCAGCAGCGGTACCAGGCCGAGCGGTCGTACCTCGAGCAGATGCGCTCCGAGCTCAACGCGCTCGACGTGGACCTGTCGAAGGTGGACTCGGCGGACCAGGCGGCCCTCGAGCTGCTCCGGTACACCGACGCCTCCGTCCGCGAGGCGGCTCGTGCTCGCGCTGTCGCTGGGGCCGAGCTGCGTGCCGCGACCCGCACGCCCGGCTTCGCCGCCGAGGCGCTCGACGCCGCGACGGGGGCGACCATCGGCGTGGCCCTCGACCAGATCGCACGCGGTGATGCTGCCGAGACGAACCGGATGACGGCCGAGGCCGTTGAGTCCGTTGTCCGCGAGGCGCAGCGGAAGGGCGCGAACCCCAAGGTCATCGCAGACTTCCGCGCCACCATCGGCCAGCGTCAGCGCGCCCCGACTCCGTCCGGCGTCCCTGGCGCTCGTGCCCTGACCCGTGAGCAGGAGGCGGAGCTTGCGCGCGTCGGTCGCGCGGTCGAGATCGTGGAGTTCGGCGACATCGCGGGCGGTGCCGAGGGCTACGGCGTGATTCAGCAGCGCCGCCAGACGCCGTCGTCGGTCCCCGGCGTGTTCCCCACGAAGGAGGACGCCTTTCGGGCCTACGTCAGCCTTCTCGACGACGGCACGGCCACGGTCGAAGAGCTGGCCGCCCGGTTCCCGGCTGCGGACCCGGCGGACCTCAACAAGGCCTTCACCGAGGCCCAGGCCGTCTACGCCGAGGCGAAGGCCACGGGCGGCTACGAGAAGGCTGACCGGAAGTTCTTCTCAGAGCGGTACCTCGACCAGGCGCGCAAGGTCGCCGACGCGCAGGCCCAGGTGAACCGCATCCGCCCGCAGTACGACGACCCGGCCCTTGAGCGCACTCGTCGACTGCTCAAGGAGCGGGGCATCGACCCGGACGACCCCTACGTCGAGTACTACGGCACCGCGCTCTACAAGTACGCGCCGGCAGCAGATCGGCTCATCGAGCAGGTGCAGGGGGAGGCCCTCGTCCCGGCGACGAAGACCCAGAGCGGCATCGCGAAGCTGCTCGAGCAGTACGAGGCCTCGGGCACTGAGTGGAGGGTCTCCGACCTGGAGAAGCAGCTCGGCAAGACCCTCAAGGGGGAAGAGCTGGAGGACGCCATCGGGTTCGCCCTGGCTCTCGACCGGCAGCGCCGCGAGGGGGCCAAGCCGAAGACCCAGCTCGAGCTCCAGGCCGAGCAGAGTCGCAAGGATGCGGAGTTCAAGCGGAAGCAGAAGGACTTCTTGAACCGCGAGTACCAGATGCTCGACCGCCTCAAGGCCGAGAAGGACCGGCTCGGCCAGGAGGCCCGGCGGCAAGAGGACATCGAGCAGGCGGCACCGGAGGCCCGGCAGGTCTACGCTCGCGCCCGCGCGGCGGGGCAGTCCCCCGAAGAGGCGCGGCAGACCGCGATGAGCGCGCTCCGTGGCTACGCCGCGGCCCGTGCCGAAGAGCGGCGGCTGGCTCCCTACGGCGGGTCCGAAGAGCTTGCTCGACTCGGCGCGGAGCGTCGCGAGGCGGCAGCCTCAGCGGAGCGCGCGGGCCAGCTGGGCATCAGCGCGGAGCTCGGCCGCGTTCAGGAGGGGGCTTACGACGAGTCCCCGTATCTGTTCGGCCAGGCCACGCCCCCCGCTCCCGCGCCGGCTCCCGAAGCAGCGCGCGCCCCGGCCCCGCGTCGGGAGGTCCGAGTCCGCCGGCCTGCCGCCCCGGCCCCAGCCGCCGCGCCTCAGCCGGCCGCTGCTGCTCCGGTGATGGCTCCCCCGGCTCCTAGCCCTCTGCCGAGCGCGGCGCGGCTCTACGGCCCAGCCACGGCCGAAGAGCGCTCGCGCGTCGAGGCGCGGATGCCCCGCCTCGACATGGGTGAGACGGTCATTCAGGCCACGGCGCCGATCGCCGGGCCGCCCGCCGCCGCTCCCCGTGTGCGGAAGGTCGCGCGAGACGCGAACGGCAACCTCGTCTTCGTGGAGTAGCAGATGCCCAAGCGGTTCGACTTCGAGGGCGAGGTCTACGAGTTCGGCGACGACGTGAGCGACGAAGAGGCGCTCGCGTTCATCGCTGAAGCTCCGTCTCCCGCGCCTGCTCCCGAGCTGGCGCGGCGTCCCCTCGGCTACCCCGAGTTCGAGCCCCGGCTTGATGTGGTGATGGCTGGCCGTGAGGCAGCGGAGGCGACCGCGCTGGAGCGTGCCCAGTCGATGGCTGCGGACCCGCGCCTGTCCCCTGCGGAGCAGCAGGAGGCCGTTCAGGCGGAGTACCGGAAGCGTCGTGCGGCCGAGATGGCACGGCAGGAGCAGATCCGCGAGTTCGTCACGCGCGTCGGGCAAGGTGAGCCCCTCCGTCTCGCGACGCCCCCCTTGGTGGCCCCCATCTTCCGCCCGACCCGCATCCGTCAGGCCGAGGTCGCCGGCCCGACCCCGACGGGTGAGCCCCTCGTCGAGCGGCTGTACTACGACCCGAGCGGGGAAATCCGGCCGCCCACGGCCGGCGAGGAGGCCGTCGAGGCCTTCGCCCAGCAGCCCGTGATGACCGAAGAGCAGGCCCGAGCTCGTGGCGCAGAGCTGGAGCGCCAGCGCCGCTTGACGGAAGAGGCCCGTGAGCGCGGCGAAGAGCCGCCCGAGTTCGAGGCCCCCGAGAGCGCGATCACGGGCGTGATGTCGCGCAAGGCGGGCACGGGTGCCGTCTACGAATCCCCGCTCGCGGCCACGCTCCGCAGCGTCCCCGCTTGGCTGGAGAACACCTTCGGCTCAATCATGTACGGGGCGCTCGGCTACGAGGCCAACCCGGAGACGGGGGAGCCCATCGACCCCGAGGACCTGGGCTACAAGCTGTCGCAGGTGAGGGAGTTCGTCGGCCTGCCCGAGACCGTGAGCAACCGCGACACCTTCCGGCTCGCCACGACGGTTCCGCGACTCATCGGCAAGGCGGCGGAGCTGGGCGGTGTTGACGCCGTGACCCGTGCCTTCGACTGGGTCGACGACAAGATCCCCCTCGCGGTCGCTCCACTGCCTGGAGGGGCCACGACCCGCGAGCAGCGGAAGGAGACGACCTTCGACCCCGCCGGCCTCCGCACGGCGTCCGACGACCCGAACGTGCTCGTCGCGCTGTCCCGAGATGTGGCGGTCGGGCGAGGCCTCGGCGACGAGTTCCGCGACTCCCCGGCGGTCGCGAGCCAGATGGCCGAGGCCTACGGCGACGAGGATGCGGCCTGGGTCGTGGGCACCATCGCCTCGATGGCTCTCCCGGCCGGTCCCGGCACGGCGGCGCGGGTCGGGCGGCGCGTGGCCACCCCGTTCCTGAGGGGCGGCGGCGACGCGCTCATCAAGCTCGCGGACGCGCGCAACTACCGCGTGCTCGACAGCGTGGCGGACTACGTCGCGGCCTTGTCCGACACCCCGGCCGCAGACTCCCGCCTCGTGCGGCGCGTGGCCGAGCAGGCCGTGACGGCGGATGGAATCCTCACCGAGGCCCAGAAGGCGGATGCCATCGCCGCGATCCGCGAGGCCCCCGAGGTCAACACCCCCGAGGGCCTGGCGCGCGTCATCGGCGGCGCGGTCGGTGAGCCCGTCGGCCGTCAGGTTCTTCTCCCGTCCGACGCCCCGACGAAGGGGCGCATGCTCACCCGCATCGTGCGGAACGTCCCCGACTCCTACACGATGGTCACGGACACCATCGCGGCGCCGACGAAGCTGGCCCCCGAGATCAAGCGGCTCACGGATCAAGCCGTGCGTCGAGTGTTCCAGCGCAACGAGGCCCAGGTTGTGGAGGGGCTCGCGGACCTCGGCCGTCGTGCTCGTGATGAGCTCGGCGATGCTCCGCTCGGTCAGCGACTCATCGACCTCGCGGAGCAGGCGGAGCGGCTCGGCCTCGAGGACGCGGAAGCCGCGGCTCGCTTCGCGCGGTCGGCCCCGGTGCGCAACGCGCTCGCCGACTTTGCACGAGCGCACTCGGACATGCCCCCCGACACCTTCACCGCGCTCTTCTACCGCTCGACGCCAAAGGAGATCGCCGGGAAGTTCGCCGGCAGTGGCGTAGACACGCCCGTGACCAGGCTGGGGAGGTACGACTCCTGGGACGATGTGCCGCCGCAGGACCTACGCCTTGCGCTGGAGCAGGTCCGAGCGGCGAACGCGAGGCACTACGGCCGCGGCGCGTCACGCTCGGCCTTCGAGCTGTCCGAGCTTCAGCAGTACGTCAGCCGGGCGGACAACCCGAAGCTGCTCGACTCCCGCATCTCTCGCCGCGTCCGAGCCGTGGGCGGCAAGCTCGCGGAGCGCGCGCCGCTGTCCGTCGAGCGGGCCATCGAGGACATTCGGGCCAGCGCGACGAGCACGTACCGCCAAGCTGGGGAGCTGCTCGCCGGCCTGGCGAAGGAGCTCGGCAGCGTCGAGAAAGCGCTCGACGAGATGGTGACGCTCGCGGCCAGGGACGTGACGCCCGAGACCGTCTGGAAACAGGTGCTCGGCTCCATCTACCAGAAGGACCCCGCGACCCTCTGGCCCCGCGTCGAGGCCCTCTTCGATGGTGACGTGCCGATGGTGACGGTGCAGGGGCTCATCGACGTGGACAAGGCGCTCGTCGCGCAACGGCTGGTCGGTTCCGGCTGGGACCGGCTCACGAACGCGTCCTTCGTGTCGAGCACCCTGAGCAAGAACAACGCACAGAAGGCGCTGCTCAAGGTCTACATCGAAGAGGGGATGAGGAAGGCAGCCGCCCGCCTCGGGCGCGAGTTCGAGGGCGTCACGGCTGGCCTCACGAACCCGAGCGGCGAGCTCGAGCTGCTCCGCGGGCTCGATGGCCCGACGGCCCGCGCCGGCAGCGCGCTCCCGACGCCAGGCCCAGCAGGGACCGAGGCCGCCCGCTTCTTCGACGACAACATCACCCGGCACTACGACGTGGCGGCCTCCGACTTCGAGCGGAAGCTTGCGGAGAACGGGGAAGAGTTCGCGGCGCTGCTCGACTCCGTCCCCGTCAAGGAACGCGCCGGCTGGGGCCAGTTCGCGAAGGACCTCGTCACCGACGGGGCGAGGTTCGTGCGCAACGTCATCTACGGCACGCGCTACGGGTACGGCCTGCCGAACCTGCCGCTCGTGCTCGGGCGCCTGGTCGAGGCCCCGATCCTCAGCGTGCTCACCATCGGCCTC